TTCTAGTTCAACCGTGTAATCTGGAGTTGCAGTACCTATACCAATCCGATCATTGCCTCCATCGACAAAGAACATATTTGCATTGCCATTGCTCTCAATTCTGGTGTCTACATCTGCCGAATTATCATTTATGGTTACAGCACCATCTAAACTGGTAGTCCCTGTAACAATCAGGCTGTCGGCACTTTCATCCCATAATAAGGACTTACCGGAAGTAGCCCCGAAGAGCTTTACATCATGGCCGGTATCGTCCACTCCTACTGTGACAGGGCATGAGAAGGTGGAGGTAGTAGTCAATGCGATCAGATCGGAACCACCCACTTCAAAGGTAATAGTGTCATCGGCGGAGGCCCGTATGCTGGTATCGTTATCCGTATCCAGATCAATTCGATTACCGTTAGTCACCATGTCGATATCGCCGTTTACCAGCAACGAATCGGCACTTTCATCCCAGAGCATATAGTTACCGGAAGTAGCCCCGAAGAGCTTTACATCATGGCCGGTATCGTCCACTCCCACCGTAACCGGGCATGAAAAGGTGGAGGTAGTGGTTAATGCAATTAAGTCTGAACCCCCCACTTCAATAGTGATGGTGTCATCGGCTGATGCTCTGATACTGGTATCGTTATCAGTATCCAGATCAATTCGGTTGCCGTTAGTCACCATGTCGATAGCGCCATTTACCAGCAACGAATCGGCACTCTCGTCCCAGAGCATGTATTTACCGGAAGTAGCTCCGAAGAGCTTTACATCATGCCCGGCATCATCAATACCAACGGTTAGCGTTCCGCCTAACTCAATGTCTTCTAAACATTCATAGACAACCGCTCCAGATCCTGCCCCATCTGTCGAAACGATTTTTGCTTGCCCTGCCGCGATAATTACGTTCGCTCCAGACCCCTGCGTAAAGGTCAGCGCGTAACTTGTCTCGTTCCTGATAATCCATGTGTGGGATACCGTATTGGGTGCCAGCGTGACTGTGCAAGCCTGACCGCCCCCTGTGAGCCGCAAGAATGTACAGCGGAATCCGTCTGTGGCCCCATCTGCCATTGTGATGGTGTGAGTAGAAGCATTTGCAATTGCTTCTGTCCCTGCCCCAAGCGACTCTGCTATCAACTCCAGGTTGGTATTTGTGGTTGCTCCCCACGTACCTGACTGTTCACCTGTGCCAATTTCTTCCAGCCTTAAATCATTTACGTATGTACTAGCCATAATTTTTCCTATGCAGCTATATCTGTCCAGTCAGGGGACTGTGAGGGTGAAACCCCTGACCAAGAAGGGGACTGTGAAGGTGAAACCCCTGACCAAGAAGGCGTCTGATCCGGAACAAGGCTCCCCCAAACGATGACAGTACCAAGCTCTGCTGTAGCCGAAAGTCCTGTAACCGTGTAGTTAGAATCTCCTCCCGTAACGGCAGTTCCAACCGCGCCCGTAAGCGCGTCAGAAGTAACCTTGATAGTGTTATTGGTAATAAATGAAACACTGCCAAGGCCGGTAGTACCCGCCAAACCAGTAACAGTGACACCAGCCGCACCCGTAACAGTGACAGACCCAAGGCCGGAAGTAGCTGCGTTTCCGCTGGCCGTGACCCCCGCTGCCGCACTGGCTGTGACCGATCCCAGAGTTGCAGTAAGACCGGTGATAGCCTCTTCGGCATCACCCCATGTGCTTTCGTCCCAAGCAATATTGCTGGAGTTCCAGCCTTGCCATGCAACTTTTGCATTCGCCACATTATTTACTCACTAAGCAATTCTTATGATCGCATTCGACGCATCTGCGGCGGGGAAAGTGATCGTGAAATCACCTGACGTTGAAGTCTTATCCCCTCCGAAAGCCAACACAGCGACAGCCCTGTTAGCCGAGCCCGCTGTCGTGCTGCTGTTATAAATTACTGCACCGTTGGCCGTGATTGTTGAACTAGACCACGTTGAATCCGCAAAATCTGTCAATGCGGTCGTTCCAGATGCGGAAGGATCGACATTAGTCAGCGTGTTGCCTCCAGCACTGTAATTCGTGCCGGAAACCTCATTCGTTGCCGAATAAGCGGTTGTTGAAGCAGCCAGGGAAGCACTTGAAGTATAGAGCGCGATCTTAAACGTATTTCCGGTGCCCGTTGTAGTGGTCGTGCCGCCGCCTGAACCATTATGAAAGTTGTGTATGCCCTGCAACAGCTCACTCTTGAAGGAGGTACACATTGCCTGAGTTATAGCCATTACAGTCTCCGTAAAATTTCGGCCATGTTCTCATGGCCCTGTTTAACAAGAAGATTATATAGTGTAGTCCGATCGCTATTTATCGCGTCTTTACAGGAAGATAAGATAACATGGTAAACCCTGCTCTTGAATGCTTCTGCCTGGGCTTTGACCATAGGGTCAGCCCCCTCTGAAACAGCGACTATTTTACCAACCGCCCGCTCCGCGATCTCTTCCGGGGTAAACCCGCGATACTGCGTGGTTTCCACCCCCACACTATTGATATCTGCCTTAACCTCAACTGAAAACATATTATTGCTTTGGCCGCGTTATCATGCCGCTCCTGTATTGATCCGTAACTTCTTTCGATTCTCCAAGCATCTTGATAGCCACCATAGCCTCAGAAAACCGCTTTTCATATTCCTGCATCAGGTCCGGTTCGCCCTTCATAAACGTATAGGCTTCGATAAGACTGCCGTAGAGCATCGCCTGTATAGCGTTGATGCTTAACCACGTAGTCCCGCCATCATCGCCCGCAGTCAGACTGGTGGGTCTGTAAAAATAATGAAGCTCCGAGGTGTAAGAGCTGTCCGGAGTTGGTGCAAGAATAAAGTTGTCCACGTCAAATTGCGCATAGTACCGGGGGCTGCCCGTGGTACTGCTGTTAGGATTAAATGTCTGGACAAAGTTAACGTCCTTGAAGTCCAGGAAATTCTTGACGCTGCTGGAAGTGTAGGAAAGAGAAAACGGCGCCAGAAAGTCACTCGGACAGGCCAGATACTGATTAGAGCTGGACATGCCTCCTGACACATTCTTACGGAACAGGCTCAATTCAGCATTCTTCAGAATCCGCTCTTCCGCGTTCTTTATAAAAATGTCTAAATTATTGGTAAACGTGGTTTCATCGTTTTCCGTGTAATTCTGTATTGCCGTCTTCAATGTGGCGTAGGTAAAGCTCATGTCGTAGTCACCGTGACCTGGCCAACGACAGCAAACGCCCTTATCGGAGTAAATGTCTTCTCAGACAACAAAGGCGTATCCACGTAGACCACTACGGGTTCTACCCTGTCCGGACGGGGATCTTTAAGCGCCTGCGGGTCAGTTACCTTGCGAAACGGGCCTAACTGCGGCTGTTTGGGCTCATACTCATCCGGACCCACCAGCATTCCCGTCCATTCCTTACGCATCCTGTTCAAACGGTAGCGGAACCCTGACCGGTCTGAGATCCCGTAAGCGCGTTTACCTGCTGCATATTTAGCCATAACCAAGGCCCGGGGTTATGGTGAGGGAAGCCCGATCGCGGTCTTCTTCCATCGCACGGTTGAATTCTTCATCATAAATGGCCTTCAGCAACGGGATTCTGTCCGGCGCGCGCTTGATAGAAAGGTAGTATGCCAGTCCTGCCGCCAAACACGGGTAAAACCGGAAGGGTATCTGCATTGTGTTGGTATAGTCATCGGCATCGTCCATCCGGACAAGCCGATCAAACTTGATAATGTCGGTATTGTTTTCAGGCGTCGGCCACACCTTGAGAACCGGCGTTATCTGCCGATTCAGGAAAAACTGGGAAGGGCGCCCTGTCTGGGTTTTCTTGGGAATACCCAAATAACCATCCCGGCTGAGTCGTGTAATAGCATAATCAACACTGTCCCGCGTAATGACCGCAGACAGGATATCTATCGTTTTTTGGACCGTTGTCAGGTCCACCGCCGCCGATAAAGTAGTTGTAGCCGCACTGGTTCCACCAGTAAGCGTTTCACCACTGGTAAAGGTGCCCGAAGGGATGGTAATCGCCATTGTGGTAGAAGACGGCAGGCTTGTAACAGACGCCGTAGCCGCGCTGGTCCCCCCGGTAATGGTTTCACCTACCGTGAAGCTGCCGCTGGCACCCACTGTCATGGTTAAAGTGCCACCAGGGTAGTCACTAATATCGGAGGCCAGCGTGATAGAGGTCTGCTCGATAGTCCACTGGTTGAGGCCACGGTTAGACCAGTCTGCCAGCATGAGATTGAGTGACCGGCGCGCGGTTTTCAGGTCATAGCCGGTACGGACTTCCAAGCCGCACCGCTCAAACGCCTCTTCGACGTAGCTCGCTACGTCCAGCTCAAAATCAACAGAAGAGGAAGTTGCCATCTATTTTTTTCTCTTTTTAGCCATCCCGCCGCCGCGCATCTTGCGAACACCGGTTTTCTTTACCATCCCGCCGCCGCGCATCGGTCTAACCGTTGAACAGGCGCCTCTTCCAAGGTTAACTTTTGATCCCGGGTTATTTTTAGCCACCTACTGCCTCCTCCTGTAATTTGTCACAAAAAGCGGCCCTTGCTTCAAAAGAAGGGGCGGTTCTGTCCTCAAAATAATGCTCGTAGTAACCGGTTTTCCGCAACTTGTCAGAGGCTTCCTGCAGCTTTGATAAGCGTTGAATGAAGATCATGGCATATTCCGTATCTACCTCGGGCTCAAAAGACCCGTCATCTATATCTTCATTCGGCTCATCGTCAGGATGAAAGCCCATGACCCACATATCCTTTTGAATAAAGAACCCCTCTGAAATAGCCTCATTCAAGCCCCATAAGTATTCATGGAACTTCTTTGAACTCTTCTCATAGATCAGATCCACCAAGATAACTACGTCATAAATGTCCTCAAACGTAGAGATAATAGTATACAGGGGCTGGTAGCTGGAGCTGTATTTGAAGGAGAACCCTACCTTGTCTTCCTCCCACGCCTTCTTGGCATAAGCACAAGCGGGCAATCCGCCGTATTCCTTATTCGGGCTCTCTAGTGCGTGCCTTGACCAATCTCTGATCTCGCCACAAATTTCCTGCTCCAGCCCCGGATAGAAAGAAGAAATACGGCTCATTAGTTACCTTCTAAGCATGAAATACCGTCATTGTGCCAAACGTGGAAACCGTGTACTGGACAAACATCCCGGCAGTGAAAACTATTCCTTCATCCGGAATCGTCACATCCCTTGTTGCAGTAGCAGAAGCAACAGAACCAACCTTCAGTTGAGATGTACCAGCCGGTGACGTAGTAGGAAAACTTAAAGTCCCCGCTGTTCCCGAACAGACAATAGAAAGTCCCTGCAGCCGGGATCGACCGGCAAATACCACGGCTCCAGCCGCTGCATTTATGCCTGCTGAGACATTTCCAGCCGGGTCACCTACTGCCGTAATAGAAGTAACAGTTAGAAAATACTTACTTCCTGTAGCAGTACCGGCATTAGCTCCCGTGATACTCTCGGTCTGAGAGTCCCCGCTTACGTCTGTACCCGCTACAGTAAATGAAATACCGCTATCGTCTCCTGCGCTCAGGATAGTGACTACTCGACCGGCATCAAAAGTGCAGGAGCCCCCAGAAGCCAGAGCCCCTCCAATAGTCAGTGCAGCATCTTCCCCAACAGCAGCAGCGGCGGATATGCCATCGGCATCCAGAGCTTGAGTGTCTGCCGTAATAAAGACAGCTTTTACATCAGAACCTGACATAAGTTACTCCAAAATAAGGCGGGGCATATGCCTCACCTTACTTATATATTTAGCTTGATTAACGAGTAATCAGTAGTTACATCAACCAACATACACGTACCAACAATATCAAGAGTTGATCCAGAAGAAGGTTCAACTGCTCCGGCTGTTGAATCTGATCTCATTACATTATGTCCGAGAACAACTGTTCCTTCGGTTAATACTGCTGCTGCCCCATAAGTTTGGAACCAACCGTAAGCACTAGCGTCCATGTCAACAAGGGGACACCCCATTATTGCACCTGTTTCTGCTGCTGGTGCAACCACAAGTCCAGACCAAGGATCTGACATTAAAGAAACTTTAGATGAAGTTGCTATTGCTGTAGCTAGTGCATCGTGGCACGTTATGACAACGGAAGGATCAGCCGAATGATCGTGTACTGGATTAGACTTAATTTTTAAGCATTGCCCTTCACCATCACCATCATTTACATAAAGATAACCCCCTGCGTACTGGTTCAAAGTAAGGTCAGTTCCTGCTGTTTCTACTGAAATCTCATACTCCCCCGCAGCAACCGCTGCTGTTGGGGCTAAGTCTTGGTGATCGGCCTTTGTTCCAACAATAGTTTGAACAAGTTTTCCTGCTGTTAATGCAACACCACCTGCTAAACCATATCTAAATACTCTGTCACCGTAGTAAAGAACTGATCCTAAAGGAATATCGTTTCCTAAAGCGTCTGTTACAGAAGTTGTGCCACTTGCGAAAGGGTTGATAATTGAGTCGGGGTTAGATCCCTTGCCAGTAAAAAAGTCGGTAGGTGCAAAACCTAATATTGAACTTGTTCCAGTTGTGCTACCAATTTGGTACGCACCACCTTCGCTGGTTCCATAAGTAGTTTCTGTCCCTGTTGAACTATCTGTACGGTAAGTTATAAAACCGTTTTTGGACCTGACTGGTCCAGTAAAACTTGAATTCGCCATGTCTATCTCCTGTCTTGGCTAGTGTCTACTGCACTACGCAGTAGTCAGGAACGTAAGATACTACTGTAAAAAGAAAAGGGCGGCAATAAGCCGCCCTTCTCACACCGCCCTCAGTGGGTTTAGGCTCCCGGCGTTCCAAACACGGATCGCCAGTCAGACACACCGAAGCTGTACCGCTCACGGGCTTTGAACCGAGAGTTTCCAGTATCGAAGTCGCCTTCCATCGCCGTCTTAATCGGGGTACGCTGAAACAGCTTGAAGCCGTTTGGCGCATCCGTCTTAATGAAGAACGCATCGGTATCCGTCAGGAAGTGGTTAACCACCGCTCCCTCCGGGACCATGCCCATTGAATTTACAGCATTGATATCGTTGTCCGCTGTAGATGGTCGAAGGTTCGAGGCAAGAGTGCGCTCTGCTATGAACTGCAGCTCTTTCGGAATGACTAACTTCATTCCTCGTACTGCAATCTTCAAGCCGCGCTCATCCGTCAATCCCGCAATATCAATCAGCATTTGCTCCAACGATGTTTCGTTCAAATCGGATGCCGTAGACAACTGATTCCGTTGGTTGCCGCTAATTGATGGATGCGAAGAAGAACAGAGTGCCGCGCCGTCTCCCACCGGGTAGCTCGTAGAAAAGGCGTTGTTCAACACAGAAGCAGCCTTGATTTGCTTCGATTGAGACATGGACCGTGCTAGTGCGCGCGTATAACGTGCTGCCAGGCGGTCATATAAGTTGTCCTCAATCGCTTCTTCTGTGATTGAAAAAGCCAGAGCTATCGTTTCGTGCGTATAACGTGCAGTGAATGTTTCCTGCGCGTCATCAAAGGAAATAGCGCTGCCTTCAGCCTTAACGGGAGCAGTCCCGAAGCCCGAAAGCATCGTCTCTTCCTCGAACGCTCGATCCGAAGATTCCTCGGTGTAGATTTCCGCGTGCTCTTTCTCGTACCGATCATACTCAAGCCCGAATAAAGCATTTAATCCGGGTTCAAGCTCTTTCGCTAGTTGTGCTCTTGAAATAGCCATTTAGATCCCCCCTTAAATGCCAGTCGAATCCGCAGTGGTCTGCGAATCAAATCGACGGGTTGTGGCATTAAAGTGAGCGTTTAGCCGGACCAGAAGCGGAATTCCCGCCGCTGTAAAATCGCTATTCGCATCGTCATCAACGATACCTACAATACGCAAAGGCAGCGTGGCTGTCGTTGCGATTGAAGATACACTCAATGCTGAGTTAGACCTCCCCGTATCCGTAGAACCGGTACGGGCCGAAGTCCCAAGCGTAGCATTTGCAAATACCGCAGTCAGCGCCGTAGCCCTGCTGGTGATAGTAGCATCTGTAGCCACCTGGAACAGTTGGTTCGGATTATCAGCAACATACGCTTTTACAGGAAAATTCGTATCCACGCTGACGCTGCCGGACCCGGGCCAATAATTAAGCCACGTAGGCTTTTTCTTGACCGAATCATGGTACATGACGCCTGTTAATACACCCAACGCCTGTGTCGTTCCGCCAGAAGTTGCGCCAGCGTAATCAATAACGCCAGCCGCTAACGGTACGCAGATACCAAATTGGTAAATAGCATTGGTATTGTCAGAAGCGATTTCATACTCGGTAGTACCGGTAGAATTAGCGCCTCCACCAACCAGACCAACAGGACGAAGACCAAAGGCAGTTTCTTGATTTGCCATTAGATTGTCCCCTTGTCAAATAAGTAAAACTGGTACACGTTATTGCTTATTACGTGGACCACCAAAAGTTACTCTCGATTGGCGATCAGGCTTATTGATTGCCATCGTAGAGTGGGCATTCTCGCGCATCATATCGTGGTCAACAGCTTCGAGCTGGTCAGCATGACGCTGACGAAAGTATTCGGTGCGCTCATCTACTATCTCTACCGGTATGCGTGCAAGAAGCAAACCGCCTACTCCAAACACCCCTTCATGTTTACCCGATTCAACAACCGGGGCTTCAAAATCAGGATATTCATCCTTCCGGACAAGTTCATAGCCTTCTCGCATACGCGCCGAGATATTTTGACGGTCATCAAACCCTCTAACCTCGGCACGTATCCAACGATGCTTGAAACCTTCCGGTGCAGGAGGGGCATCTAACATTGACGGTGGTTGCCACGGCTTACGCCTTGTCGTGGCAGCCCTAGTTGTTTTAGCGCGGGAAGTACGTTGGATTGCCTTCAAATCTTCCGCAGAATTTTTGGATTCTTTAGTTTCTTTGGTAGCCATCAAACCTACTCCTTCACGTACTTAGCGTATTCTTCCAGTGGCACACCCAGTTTTTTGGCAATAGTTACCTGGCTTGGGGTGAGTCTAACCTTTTTGCGCCCAGTCTTACTTCCGCGAGATACACTGGCTACTGTCTGAGCGGCCTTCTTGCCAGTATCATCCTCGAATTTATGTGCAAACTCATTTTTAATGCGTTTGTCAAGCTCATCATAGTAGTCATCTGTCTGAGGGTCAAATCCCTCTTCTTCAACAAGTTTTTTATGGATACCAAATGCTGCGAAGGTCATTGTGTAATCTTCGCCAAACCATTCATTTTTAGTGGCCCATCTTTCAGCCTTCGGGTCAGCTTTCTGTGGTTGAGTGGGCGGCGCCCCGGCACCCGGGAATTGTTGAACATTATTTGATTGAGCCTGCTGCTGCATCTGAGCCGCATAAGCAGCCTTTTGTTGTTCCTGCTGTATCTTGGCCTGCTCATAACGATCAGCAGCTACCGCCAAATGCGTTAATTTACGTTGAGCATCAACCGTGGCCTGCGAATCACCGGTTTCCACAGCACGTTTGAGCTCTGCTTCGGCCTGAGTCTGTTCAGCCGAAATACGGCCCCCGTACTCGCTGAGATAACTCTGATCTAGCTGCTGTAGCTGTGAGGCGGCCTTATCAGCCTGAGCTTTGGCCCCTTGAGCAAATTGGACAGCTTCATCCCGTTCACGTTCCGTCTCTTTAACCCGTTTAGTGAGCTTATTTATCCTTTTCTGGACACCCTTACTATATTGCTCTTGCTCGGTTTCTTCAGCAACTTCGGGGGCAGCCTCTACTTGATCTTTGGTTTCTATCTCAACTGTTTCTTCAGTTTCAGATATATCCAAAGGAACCTGCCCCTTTTCAACTTCCTCTACAGCCGGTGTTTCTGCAGTAGCCATACTTACCCCTCTTCCTAGTTATGTAGGATATCCTCTGGATTTTTAATAGTAGCCAGAACTTCATCATCATTCAGAATTCTAACTTCTCCACCCTCAATCTTAAAACGTGATCCGGCGTATCTTGCAAAGATAACCCACTGTTTTTCTTGGCACCACGGGCCTTCCGGAAATTTCTCTTTGTCCGCATAGGCTAAGGGCCCCATTTTAAGGACATACCCTGCAACGGTCTGTATCTGAGTCTCATCCAGAGTCTTGTCCGAAAATAAAATACCGCTTTTAGTGGCTTTTGGGGGCCGATAAGGAAGAATAAGGATTCTCCAGCCTGTAGGAGAAGGCAGACGTTCTAAAATAGGTTTATCAATTAAGGAAGGGTCAAGTATTTTTTCACTGGCTTCTACATATAATGAGTCGAGAAGCTCTTTTTTTTCAGCACTTTCAGGCATCTAATTTTTCCTGTTTTTCCAGCATATCGGAAAGCTCCTGGCGCATCAGATTCAAGCCATTCAGCTCGCCCATAAGTTCGCGATACTGCTCCATGTTCTTTACGCCGTTATTCTCTAACACCTCTCTTATGAGAGTACGTCTTTCCCGAATCAGCGTAAAAACATACTGGACAACATCGACTTCATCCATATTCGCGATCTTACATCATCAAATACAGTCTTACTACCTCTTATAGCTCATATTTCATGCCATTCTTTGCCCTCGAAAAGCAGGGACTCCGCCTTACGGCGACGTACAAGACCCTGTAAGACTTTTCCTCCGGCCTTATTCCACCTTTTTATTTGCTCAGGTACGTCCTCAAAATCACTCTCCGCGCCTCCTTCTGAAAACCAATTAAGCCGCTTCAGCAACGTGGATGATTTCAGATTTGTGGGACCCAGGTTGTAGACCCAGGCAACTAAAGCATCAAATTGACATTGTTCCAGATCGCACTCAACCATGTCCCTGATATAGCCTTCATACTCATCAAGCTCTGAAGCAAGCATTTCCTCGGCTTCGTCTTGAGTAATTTCTTGGCCTTCCTCGACGCCTTTAGTATGCCCGTAACCGATCGTCCAAACGCCTACAGAATCTTGGTAAGCCTTTAACTCACAGCCCTCAAACTTTTTTATAAGATCCAGACCTTCTTGCGATATATTCATTACTCTATCCTAATAAAAAGTTCAGGGTGGTTCATTTGCGGGGACCACACTCTGAACATTATCCCCGTTTATCTGTCACCAGTTGATCCAAGGTATAGATTTGTAAAGGCTTTTCTTTACCCTTTACGTGAATAGCAGGCAAAGACTTTAACACATATTTGCATTTTTCTGCGGTAGTCTGACCTATCAAAATATCTACGCCCACCTCTTTGGTGGCGCTTTCATAGCGCGCTGCCTCATTGACCGCATTTCCGATAGCGCTGAAATCGAAGCGCGTATCTGAGCCCATGTTCCCTACAACAGCGGGGCCGGAATTAACTCCAACGCCAATAGCCACCTCCACAGGGAGTGTTTCATTAAGCTCTTTAATCCTTTGCTGTATTCTGACTGCCACCTCAATGGCCCTGTTTTCGTGCTCGTCCAAATCCAAGGGACAATTAAAGATCGCCATTGCCGCATCACCAATAAACTTATCTACCATCCCTCCTGCGCGTTGTATCTCTTCAACTTGCACGGTCAAAGTAGCGTTCATAATCTCTGTGACCTCTTGCGGCGATAGCCGCTCGCTCATTGAGGTAAATCCACGCAAATCAGTGAACAAGAACGTGCAAACCTTTGTTTCTCCACCCAATTTCAGCATTTCAGGATTATTTTGAAGCCGTTGAACCTGTCTCGGGTCCAAATAATGCTCAAATTGTCGCTTAATCTGCAGTTTCTGCTGATATTCAAAAATCATTCGCTGCGCCACACCTGTCCCGCCCACAATGGCAGTAAAAAAGACCGGTAAAGCCGCATCCAGAAGCATTCCAAACCTTAAAAAGGCCCAAACAGAGGCCCCGACGGTCAAAATACCCATACTTCCCAGTCCAGCAGGAACCCACATGACCCTCAAAAATTGCGTCAGAGCTATTGCGAGGATACCTAAGCCGAGAATAAGGGCCATTTCCGCCGCCAAGGACCAGTCTGGACGTACCGGGGCTGTCCCGTTCAGTAGCGTTTCAAATAAAGTTGCCTGAATCTGATGGGGGTACATCAGCCCTCTTGGCGTAGGCACCAATGGTGTGACCGCTGCAGCGGTCACACCAACAAAGACTATGGTTTCTACCAATGGCTCCTGAGAGAACTCGACTGACCAATCTATCCACACCCTTCCCGCCGCATCGGTATTTATAGTTTCAAAACTGGGCACACGAACGGCCTGTATACCGTTATCCCCACCTCTTACCTGATAGGAAGGATCGCCTGCCAGTCCCCTTAAAACATCCAGCCCAAGAGCCGGATATAAAGATTCCCCGACCCTGACCACCATTGGAACCCGCCTTACCAGGCCATCTACCTCCGGAGCAGTGTTCACAATGCCGGTGCCTATCGCGCCCTCTTGAAG